CTCTTCTGTGTCATTTGGGTCACAATCAATCTCAAAGATTTGACCCTCGATTTCTTCTTCAAGGGTGGCAATTTCTTCAAAGGAAAGTTGTTCAAAACCATCATCTGTGGAGTCAAAAGTAACATCAAAAACTTGAATAGTAGGCATCAGTTAGCAGGTGTGTTTCTTTGACTCTTTAATAATACACGGTTTCGGACCCTATGGGGAGAATGGTGGACACCTTGCGGACTGTCCACCCCACCCCTTATTTGTCTTCACCGTGCGTAAAGATAACCTCCAGACCAATCACTAGGCATCAGTTTCCCTCTAAAAGTTCAAGTTTGGTAGTATCAAGTTCCCAACTATCAACCAGATCGTAGTTAGGTTCTTCTAGAAAATCCTTTGCTTCTTCTTCAGTTTCAAAGGAAACTGTAGTGTAGTAAGTTTCAGTGATCTCAACGGTGTAAGGCATCAGTTTGAAGGGAAATTACGGCAGACAGCATCACACAAAAGTCGGGTCACTTCATCAAGTTCTTCCCGATCAATGCCCTGAAAATACTCATCAACAATAGCATCGATGTCTTCCATCAATTGTTCACGTTGCATCAACATTTCAAGTTTGGGGTTCATAATCAGAAAGAGAAAAGTGTTGCGAAGAAAGTGAATGAAATAGCAGTGGTAATCACTGCCAGGTTAGTGAAAGTCATTTGAGGGAAAGATTGATAAGTTGTTGAATCAGATTTTTGCGAGCAATCTTCTTACCGTTAATCTTGTAAAGATAACGATAGTCACCTTTAATCGTAGGAATCACATCACAATCAACTCGAATCTCATCCAACTTGTTACCCCAACCATCAGTGATTGGCAGGTAATAGTTACACTCACCTTTGATGTATTGACAGCGACGAGGTTCACCATTTGCCTCATACTCATCATTGAAACGATCAATGATAGCATTACGAGCATCATAATTATCCTTTGCCATTTGACTGACAAGGTTGATGGATTCGTTCAGTTCGTTGAAAGTTGGCATCGGTTTGATTCCTTTGACTCTTTAATAATACATGGGATCGGATCCTATGGGGAAAATAGTGGACACCTTGCCAACTGTCACACCATCAATAAGTATTCTGAAACTGACGAAATAAAATGACTTCCTGTTGCTCAGCAGCAGATTCTCTCTCCTCAGTATCAGTCAACCCACAAAGATCCTGAGAGACATGCACTAACTCATGAAGTAAAGTAACAATGAAATCCCGTTTTGTAAGGTCATTATGTAACTCAATCAGAAACTCATTGTCCTCATTATGTGAGCAGAATCCAACTGCATAATCTTCACTCAAATCAGTGCAATTTACCTCAATCTCAATATCAGGTAACTGATGCTCTTTTGCATACCACTCAACAACTTCCGCAGCAAGATTACGACGTTGATTGTCACCAGAGAAGAAAAGTTTCATCAATCGTTGATAGGTTCGGGATACTTGAAAGATTTTAGAATCTCTTGATAATCACGTTGCTCAACTTCATCAAACTCATATTCTTGTTGTTCAAGACAATAAGAAATCAGATCAATTTGGTCGGGCGAAAGTGTAACTTTGAACATTGATTTTGCAAGTGTTGACTTCATTATTTTACCATATTACGTTGCTTTTTGCATATCGTATCAATGTAAGTTCTTGCTGTGATGCAGCTACGAAACTTACGAAATTCGTTCTTTGTTCCTAACTCTGTCAATGCAATGTAACCCTTATTTTTGAAAGGCATTGCGACATGATTACCACATTTACATACAATCGGAGGATGAGGATCAAAGATTTGACTATTCATCATTGTTTGAAATAACACCCAACTGCTTTATTCATCTCAATAAGTTGTTGATGAACATCCTCAATTTCTTCACGAATACTCTCCTCTTCTCCTAAAAGTCCTAGAAAATCAATCTCATCCCAATCATCAAGACGAACTGAGTTGTTTTCACTAATAGGTGTCATGTAAAGTGCTCCTTCCGAATCAATCGAATAAACACAACCATGACCATCAATTTGAAGCATAATCATTTTACTTCCTCCATCAAACTGTTCAGAACTTCTTCATCATAAAGATCCAGAATCTCTTCTTTAATGTCATCGGGATCCATGTTTTCATAAGCATCCATCAACAAGTCATAACACATTGTCATCAATGTATCAGTATCCATGCCGTAAATAATCATCTCACAATACGCAGATGCGAGTTGTTTAGTTTGTTCTTTCGAAAGTTTCATGATTCAATAGTTAGAAACAGTGGTGAAAATGATGCCATTTTGATTGTAGCGAAGGTCAACATCGCATTGATATTCTTCGCTCAAATTGTATGCCAAATCATATGCCTTATCTGCATCGGTAGTAGTATTCTCCCAAGGTGCAGAGTGACAGATAACGTCGATTCGCATTTGTGTGTGTGTTTCTTTGACTCTTTAATAATACACGGAAATGGGGTCCGTGGGGAGAATGGTGGACACTTCTAAAACTGGACCAATTTTGTTGTGCTGATGCAGAGCAAAAATGCTAACATGATGACAACATCCCATGACTTAGTTCGGATGAAGAATGGGATTGAAATCATGTCAGCAATTAAGTGCATCATCACTCCAAATGTTACATTTACATGTAACACAACAAAATAGGCAGAAACAACTAGAAATGATCCGATGATTCTGCCTAAAATGTCAATCTTCATACGGCAAGAGCTCCATCAGGAATCGGCACTTCCATGACATTATTAACAGTGTATGGATTAGGGCGAAGATCATGACACACCCATTCACCATTTACAAAGTGATAGGCATATTCACCACCACAATTATTATCCGAATAGATCAGAAACTCATTGAGGTCTTTATGAAGAACAGGCGGGCAATCTTCACCTCGTTGAGAATAGTATTGGGGACCATAAACACCTTTCACGCCAGTATCATCCCAGCGTTCATCTGTCCAGCAACAGGACATATCACCACCATCAATCAGTTCCTCAACAAGTGATTTAGAGTTGTAATGTGTGGTGAGAATACGACCCAACCACTCAGGATAACCATCCCAATGATGATAAACAGACAGAATAGATCCGTCTTGAAGTTGAAGACCAATGCGTGAACGAGTTGCCATAATCAGAAAAGGGAGAGTTGTTGAAAGTTAATGTGGTCAGAGCAAGAGTCATCGTCTTGCAAATCTATCATGTCGGTATCAACATGTTTGAAGAGTTTGTCAAAGAGATCATTAACAAACTCTCGGTCTTCGTTAGTAATCATCCGCCGAACATTTCATCGAAAAGGACATCCATCTCTTGCGCTTCGTTGTGGCGGTCGAGTTGGTTACGCATTGCAATCAGTGCTTGCTGAGTGTTACGCAGTTTCAGCATTTCCTCGTTGATGTAGTGCAAACGGTTGTTAATCTGGCAGCGGTCCATACCATCAACGGTGGGAACATCGTAGACATTGTTGTTAATCTTGCGAGGTTGGAGAGTAACAGTCATTTGAAGTCGTTTCCTTTGACTCTTTAATAATACACGGGATCGGACCCTATGGGGAGAATGGTGGACACTTTGACCAACTGGCACAGGGGCAGACTCAGGGGCAGAGTGGTGAGACTCAAACTAGACTCAAACTGCCCCAGTGATAGCAAGGGTTCTCAAAGCATAAACAATGGATTTTCTTGCATTTTGGTTCGGGATGGGTGTTAGGTCATTCTCGCATCATGCATTAGCAAATTTTCCATTGTTGAAGTTAGCATGGGAGAATTGCATCCGATCAACTAACTTGAACATGCCATAATCATTGGTTCTAACATAACCCTCGCCACCACATTGACGATTGCCGATGTATGCTTTCGGTCCATTGTTACGGCAAAGAGACAACATGTGCATCTTGATTGATGCCACTAGATTCCACAAACGCAGCACATTTACGTCGATTTGATTAGCAAATGCCAGTGCATCTAGCGTGATGTCATCAATATCGAGACCAGCACGAATGACACTGTTAAGTTGTTGCTGAACCTGACGTGATTGCTTGTCAGTTAGAAACTCGCAAGTCGTAGACATTTGACGTGCAAAGTGTACTTTCAGACTGTAATCTTCATCAACTTCCCAACACTCTGGTTGAACAAACTTAACGGTCTCAGTATCACCAAACTTGTAATGTTGCAGGGGATAAGCAACTGCATCACGCAAATCATTCTCACACTGATAGAAAGTGTGTGGTGCTACGATGATAGATTGACGAACTATCTCATCAAACTTGTAAGTGATCGTGTTGGGGCAATAAGTATCATCCCACCCAAAACCAATAAAGTCACATTGAGCGACAAACTTGATGACAGGCAGATTATCAAAGCAAGCATGGAGAATAACCGCAACTTCACCGTCATGGTTCGCGTCAATTTCTTCATGAGAATGATTGATTTTGATCTTTACTTTGTTGAAGACAGATTTAGTGCCAACGAAAAACTTACCGTTGGCAGGATTAGTGCCCCAAACGATTGCAGGAGCACCATCAATCTTAGTAGAAATGTGTCCATCAGCATTGAACCAATCGAGCACAGTAAGATCACCCGTCAGGATAGAATCTTCTGGATGTTGGAGATGAGTGTTTTTCATGCTTTAATAATGGCACAGCACAGATCAAAAGTCAAGGGGTAGTGGACACTTCATACCACTGTCACACGGTTTGTTTTGTAAAGTAAGATTTCTCTTGCTTTTTTAGCAGTAAATCCGTCCTTTGTTTTCTTCCTACGACCAGC